CGTTGCTTGAGGGTGAGACCATGCCGGAGCCGTCGGCCTACCTGTCCGCGACCCAGCGTGACGGGCAGCCGCTGTTGGCTGGGGAGCTCTACCGGGAGACCTGGGCGTGGCTGGACGCGCGCGGGGTCGCCTCGTTTGTGTCTCCGCGCCTGATTGAGGCTTACGCGCAGGCGTTTGCCCGCTACATCCAGTGCGAGGAAGCAATCAGCAAGTTCGGCCTGCTGGGCAAGCACCCCACCACGGGTGCCGCGATCGCCTCCCAGTTCGGCAAGAACGCCACCGACGCTGACGCCCTGACCGCCCACAACCAGGTGCTCGGCAAAGAGATCGAGGCCCAGCGCTCCAAAATCCAGGCCCTGAAGGCCGCACTGGATAACGCGTCTGCGTCCTTCGGGCAGTCAGATTCTCGCACCCAGAATTGGCGGATCCAGCTCAACAACGCCACCGCCACGCTCAACGATATGGAGCGCAAACTTTCCGAGAACACTACTAAGATCGACCAGCTCACCACCGCGGCAGGCTCCAGTGAGGGTGAGCTCAAGGACGCGGCCAGTGGTGCGGACAAGCTCTCCCGCGAGGTCGACGAACTCGGCGGCGAGCTCGACGACACCTCGGGCAAGACCCGCATCTTCGGTGATGTCCTGAAAGCCAACCTTGCTGCTGAGGCGATCATCGGCGGGGTCAAAGCTATTGGCGGGGCTATCGCCGGGATTGGTCGTGGGTTTGCCCAGGCCATGAAGGACGGTGTTGCCTACAACGCCTCGATGGAGCAGCACACCACGAGCTTTACCACCATGCTGGGCGACCAGGCCAAGGCCCAGAAGCTGGTCAACGACCTGAAGGTCACGGCTGCCAAGACTCCGTTTGGGATGGAGGATCTAGCCAAAAACACCCAAACGTTGATGGCCTTCGGTATCAGCGCGGATGAGGCAAAGCTGCGCCTAGGCCAGCTCGGCGACATCTCCCAGGGCGATGCCCAAAAGCTTGAATCCCTCACCCTCGCCTTTGCACAGGTCTCTAGTGCAGTGCCGGCAAGCTATCTGGCCAGGATCTGCTGCAGATGATCAACGCCGGGTTCAACCCCCTGCAGGAGATGGCCAAGAAGACCGGGAAGAGTGTCGGTGAGCTTAAAGAGGAGATGGAAAAGGACGCGATCAGCGCCGACATGGTCGCAGACGCCTTCGCCTCGGCGACGGCGGAGGGTGGCCAGTTTTATGGGGCGATGGAAGCCCAGTCCAAAACCTTTAGCGGCCAGATGTCGACCTTGCAGGATGGGGTCGCGGGCCTGAAGGGCGCGCTGGCTGGTGGCTTGTCCTCACTGTTGGCCTCCACCGCTTTGCCGGCGGTGAACTCCTGGGTCGATGCCCTTACGACTGGTTTCGAGACAGGCGGCGTGGCTGGCCTACTCCAGGCCCTGGGCACGGTGGTGGAGCAAGCCACCCAGTTCCTCGTCACCGAGGTTCCCAAGATCGGGGTGGAGCTACTCAAAACACTGGACACCATTGTCCAATCCCTGTCGACCATGGGACCGAGCATCGCCACCCTGGCCTCCACCGTTGTCACCACCGTGATCGGCGAGATCTTAAATCTTCTACCGGGGCTGCTTGATGTGTGGGGGTGCAGATCCTCACCGCTCTGATCGACGGTATCGGCCAGGGCCTTCCCAGCCTGCTGGTCGGCATGGCCGAGGTGCTTGCCGCCATGGTGCAGGTGCTGGCAGACAACCTGCCGATGATCCTTGCCGCAGCCCTGCAGCTGATCACGGGCTTGGCCCAGGGGTTGATCCAAGCCCTGCCGGTACTCATTGAGGCACTACCGACAATTATTCAGGCACTGGTGGACTTCATCATCGCCACGATCCCCATGATCATCGATGCCGGTATCCAACTGCTGACCAGCATTGTCACGGCGCTGCCGACGATCATTGAGGCGATTGTGGCAGCCCTGCCACAGATCATCACCAGCATCGTGACCGGGATCTTGACTGCTATCCCGCAGCTCATCGACGCCGGCATCCGCCTGCTGACCTCCCTGATCACGGCTCTGCCGCAGATTATCTCTGCAATCGTGGGTGGCCTGGCCTCGGGCTACGGGCAGCTCGCGGACGTGGGAATGAACCTGGTGCGCGGCCTATGGAACGGGATCCAATCCCTGGCCGGCTGGTTGTGGAACAAGGTCGCCTCCAGGTGTGCCTCCATTTGGGGCGGGATCACCAACTACTTCGGGATCCACTCACCCTCGAAGCAAATGGCCTGGATTGGCGACATGCTCACCCGGGGCCTTGCCGGAGGCATCACTGCTACCGGGGCACGTGCGGTGGATGCAGCCCCGGCCATGGCAGGAGACGTCACCGACACCCTGGCCGGTCTTGCCGGCGGGGTGACCATCCCCGTTGCCGTGACACCCGAGGGCAGTCCGGCAACCCTCGCCACCTGACCGTCTGGTGTTGGCTCTGGTGGTGGTGTGAATGTTGAAGCTATCGCCACCCAAGCCGCCCAGGCGGTAATCGACCGACTCGATATCCAGGTACGCCTCAATGACGGCACGCTGGTGGGCCGCCTGGCACCCCTGATGGATAAAGCAATCGCAGGCCGGGCACGCGCCTCAAGCCTGCTACTCGCATAAAGGAGGCGAACTGTATGCGCTCGTTTATCCTCGGCACCTTCAACTCACTGACCACCGGGTGCCGCATCCAGGGCCCGCTCCAAAGTCCTGGCCATGACCACCACGGCCGCCCAGTCACTGGCGGAGAGCGAGTTGGAGCTCGCCCGCGAGCACGCCATCTGCGATACGACCGGCACACCCCAAGTCGACGGCGACGGCCATATTCGCTTTGACACTCCTGAGCAGGCGGCCGCCTTCATCCAGGCCAGGGGCGTGCTGTTATCGGAGAGGGCGGAGCTTTCCGGCCCGTCGTACACCACCATGGCGCACACCCTCTACGAGGCACTCACCGCGCTCACCCAGCCATTCTCGGGTGATGAGGCTGCCGCCTACGACCACCTGTGTGACGCCCTGGAAGCACACCTAGCCACCACCACCGAGCAGGAGGTGACCGGCGATGAGTGACACCACTGACCCACTGAGCTCTGCGAGCGAAGCGCTGGGTGCAGCGCTTTCGGTGCTCATCGAACCCGACCACGACACCACACCCATCCCAGCGGCAGACCCGGTACCGGTTGACCTGCCGTTGCCGCAGGCCAGCACAGGCTCGGTGGATGTGGCCTGGGAAGTCCTCGATGTCCTCACCGGCCCAGACGGGCTGCTCTAACACCACACAGAAAGGAGAGGCCCATGCGTACTGCCTGGACTGTTTCACACACACTATTCACCACGATTGGAGGCATTGTGGGCTGGTTTCTCGGAGGCACGGACGGCTTCCTGCTCGCCCTGGTCACCCTGGTGGCCATCGACTATGCAACCGGTGTGATCGCCGCCTTCGCCACCGGAGAGCTCTCCAGCTCGGTGGGGTTTAAGGGGATCGCCCGCAAGGTCATGATCTTCGCCCTGGTGGGCCTAGCCAACATCCTCGACGTCCACGTCCTGGGTGAAGGAGGAGTCCTGCGGACAACCACGATCTTCTTCTACCTGGCCAACGAAGGCATGTCGATCGTGGAAAACGCTGCCCGTATCGGGCTTCCCGTCCCAGACAAGCTCCGCGACGCCCTGGCCACCATCACCCAGCACCCGGCCCGGGGCAGGCATGTCTACGACGGGCCACTAGCGACGGACCATGTTGATGATCCGCCAGCGATCCCACCCCGGAACAGTGACACCCCCGAGTCAATCCAGCCGCCGCGCAGTTCTGCCGGCGGCTTTCTTGTACCCGACAACACTTCCAAGGAGACACCATGAGCTACCAGCAGTCTTTCATCCCCGCCAACCCGTCGAACTACACCAAGGGTCGTGGCGGTAAGCGCATCACCACCATCGTTATCCACCACTGGGACGACCCCGCGAAGAACCCACAACTGTCCGGGGTGATCGCCACCTTCCAAAACCCCGGCCGAGGCGCGTCCGCGCATTTCGTGGTCGAAGCAGACCGGGTGGTGCAGATGGTGGACCTGGCTAACACCGCCTGGCATGCCGGCAACTGGCCGATCAACCAGTGCTCGATCGGCATCGAGTGCAACCCGCGCTGCTCGGATGCCGACAAGGCAACCATCGGCGAGCTGATCCGAAACCTGCAGGCCACCTACGGGCCGCTCAAGGTCATCGGCCACAAGGACGCTTCATCCACCGCTTGTCCTGGCCGCTACTATCCACCCGCCAGCGTGCTTGGCCCCTACATCACCGGCGGCGGCAGCCCGGCTGCTCCCGCACCCAGTGTGGGCGGGGACATTGAGGCCCTCGCTCAGGCGGTCATCTGCGGCGAGTACGGCAATGGTGAGGACCGCAAGGCCCGCCTAGGACACCTGTATGACGCGGTCCAGGCCAGGGTGAACGCCAAGCTCAGTGGCAGCGCCCCTGCTCCTGCGCCGGGTCCGAACTTGGATGCCCTGGCGGACGCGGTGATCCGCGGAGACTACGGAAACGGGGCTGAGCGCCGCAACCGGCTGGGCCATCTCTACGACGCCGTTCAGGCGATCGTCAACCGCAAGCTGTCCTGATCTCTAGCCTTTTCTGGCACTGCGCCCCTGCCCACCAACACCGGTGGGTGGGGGCGCTTTTGCCGTCTCC